AAAGATAATCCCAGCAATGGTCTCGAAGTAGCTGCCTCACGCTTTCAGGGATAGAGGGAGCCTCGAAATCACCAACGTCGCCAAGATCGTCACTCATACTCAATTAGTCCTTATCTTGTTCAAGTATGTTAGCAAGCTCAGTGATGGTATTAAGTACCTTAGTATGGTGAATAAAGATGCCGCCGTTATTAGTCCAATCCGGCGCATGCTTAGTGTCATCGTCAATGAGAATCCACTTGTTTTCTTTTATATGTCGGATAGACTCATCGCTGAACTGAGGAAGATGAAATGCGTTCTCGGCCGCTTGAAGCTTAGTCTCTCGAGGATGTTTGATAATGAGAGGAGTGTGTCTGCCCAGGTGCTTATCACACCACTTACGCTTTTGCTCTGCCCAGGGAATGTTACCGAAAGGGATGCCGGTAAGGATAGTAGGATAGAAAGGCTCGACGGACTCCCAGAGGAATTTACCGCCTGGCATCCAGTCGAGTCTATTATAGAAGTCGGATACTTTTGAGACCTCGCGCCACATCTGTCCTACGGACTTATACTCTCGAGGTCTTTGTCCGGTGAATTTTTTGACGCCTTTTTCGAAGTCTGCGAGCACGCCGTCTAAATCCAGAAACAACTTATACATTTTAGTCCTCATTGAACTCAGAAAAATCGTCAGGGTCTGACGAGATCATATCGATCTCAATGTCATCAGGGGCGAACTTTACATTAGGAATCTTTTTCCAAGTATAGCCTCCGCCGCGTTCATAAGTGTATGGAGAAATGTCTACCGAATAGACACCGTCTTCTGTTTGAACAACAGTCCAGACATGCTGCTCTCCGATTTCGGCGGAAACCATAGTACATTCAAATTCATGCTCCCAAGCAACTGATGCGAGCGCGCTGGCGATGTCTTGGCAGAGTCCGCCCGCTCCGAGTACCGCGTCGACGCCTCCTTCATCTTGTTCCCACTCATTGTATTCTTGCTGGGCGGCGAGGGCAAAAAGAGGGGCGAGAGCTTTCAGTTCTTCAACTGTTTTCACTTACATTCCTTCGGCCCAATCATTACCTTCACCATTGGTAGATCCGGGTTCATCTATCAATTCCGATTGTTCACGAGCGACTTCGAAGGCGTCATCTAACCCGAGGCTATACCCCGCCTCATAACCTACCTTACGACCTTTTTCATAGACTTTATGAAATATAGATTGTATCCTGCGTTCATATTCTTGGCGTTCATTTCCTGCCACTTTAGCACGATTGAGTAAGTCAACAAGCGTATGTGGGAGAGCCATAACGGAACCTCCGGATAATAATAAAGGCGGGGGTTAACCCGCCTTTGCGTGTCTATTGAATTAGTATACTTATGCCTCGAAGACCTTCGCTATCTGTCGCTGAAGAGCGATGGCTCTTGGGAACTTACGCACACTATGACTTGAGATATTTGTGCTTATTTGAAGTAGGGCATAGGCGCTGAGTTCCTTGGAAGCCGTAACACCTTCAATGTTGCCATCACCGTCGTAGGAAAGACTGATGAGACCGTTGGAAAGCCCCACTGCGAGCTGTGCGGCCTTCTTGGAGAAAGTCTCCATGAGAAGGATCTGGAGGAAAGGGTCGGCGCTCATCGTATTGAGCCGCTCATAGGTGGCCTTGAATCCCTCGATGGTCTGTTCGATGCGGGAGAGGAAACCATCGGCGATGATCTTGTAATCGGGCTCGACGTTGTGCTTGATGGAAATGCGCTGGATGATGTTGCCGATCATTACGCCGTTGCCGCAGATGAAGCGGAAGCCGCCGTAATAGAAGTCCAGCTTGGAGCTCCTATCGTAGGAGTTGCGGGCGATGATGGTGGGGCAGTATTCGTCTTTGGCGCCTCCGTCCAGAGCCGTAGAATCAGGTCCGGACCATCCAGGGGTGAACTTCATGGAGGGGAAACGGAACTCGCGAAAAAACCTGTTACCACCGCCTGCTGAAACGGCTGTGTGTCCGATCTCATAGTCAATCCCTTGTTTCTTCAACATGGTCTCGACCACCTCGTTGGCCTTGGCGTGCGTGGTGAGGTGATACTTAGGGCTGACCGCGTATAAATACTTGCCGGTATCACCGCGATAGAGGGCATCCATTCCCGTATCCTGTCCGTTGGTAAGGTGAAGGCGCTCTCTCCCGACATCGAAGTCGAACATCGTGTCGTCGCGATACCCCTTCGTCACTTTCTTTTTGCCCATACTCTTCAGTATATTCAGTTTCTTTTCTGCCATTTGAGGTTCTCCTTTAGCGCCTATTGCGACGCTTCTTAAAAGTGAGGTGGCCGCTGGTAAATATCGCAACGATGCCCATGATCAGAAGGACGATCGCGACGATGCCCAGTGGAATCCAGAAGGGGCTAAGCACCCACAGCCAGCTCCAGTCGATTACGTGCGTGAGTTTGAGAACGATGAACACGACTCCCAATAAGGTGCCAGGTCCCAGACCGCCACTCGCGCTCGAAGTAATTTCCCTCATTTTAGTCCTCCTGATTGTTGGTCATATATAATATCTCTCGAGCCTCACTAAAGGAAAGAAAAAAGGGCGTTAAAGAGAGCCCTCAACATTCTTGCCGAAATAGCGTTGGCTGCGATTGAGCATCGCTCCCACATCTTCCTGAATGGACTCGGGGACAGGGGTTCCGGAACCTTTCGCCTCACGAGCGCGAGCAATTTCGAGCCCACGGTCTCTGTTGAACTTCTCCCTGGTGACATGGCACAGGCTCCAGCCGACTGAGTTGTATTCGTTCGACACCACCACTCCGACTCTCTGACGCTTCCGATTGAGAATGAATCTTACCAGTTCCATTTGTACGCTCCTTGGTTTTATTTTCAGCCCGTTGCTGACGCGGGCTGGTTTGCTATTCACACGTCCCTCTCATCTCCATAGAGCCAGCAATAGGTGGGGAACTGAAGACTGAGTGTTCCCTTGTCATTGGTGGTCTCACCAAAATACCTGACGTTGATTATCTTGCCGACGATCAATTCAGGGTTCGCGTAGAACTCCTTCCTCTCGTCCAAAGAAAAGCCGGAGCCGACATTGACCTCGAATCCCTTGTAGTCTACTGTGACGGCGGAAAGAGTATCGATGGTTTCCTCAAGCCCCGTGACCTTGCTGGTGGTCCTGAACGGGCCAGTGACAATCGCCTTGACCGTGAGCTCGGCGTCTTTGAAATACTTGGCTTTCAGTAAATTGTTTGTCCGTTTGCCCTCGTAGCCAACGTTCTTTCTTATGACAAGGCCTTCCCACTGATTGGCGAGGGCGTTTTTCCTTAGCTCCTTGAAATGGGCGTTGCTCTTGACTCTGGTCTGCTCGACTTTCTTTATGTACTTGAAACTCTTTCCCCCCATGAAAGAATGGAGGGTGTGATATCTCTCTACGAAATCTCGGTCGCTCTTCTTGGCCCAGAACTCGTCAGGGCCCAGACAATCGAATATCATGTACATCGGATTCTCAATGGTGTGATCTTTCTGTCGGGCTTGCTTGACTATGCCCTTGAAAGTTTCCTTACCATCGGAATCTATCATACATAGCTCGCCGTCAAATACGATGTCGATTACTCCCGCGGCCTTGATCTCGCTACCGAGTTTGCTGAGCGTGAAGAACTCTTTGCCGGTTCGGGAAAAGAACCTCGCATTCGAATTGCTATCCACGATGGTGATGAGACGCAGGCCATCCATCTTGCGGCTGGCCCACCAAGTGCCCTCTTCAAAGTTGACTTTCTTGATGTGGTCCTCATACACATGGGCAAGAGCGACATCGAATGTAGGAACGCAATTGGGCAACGCCTTGTTGATCAGGCTGGAATCCGTGCGGGTCTTGAGGTCCTTGTCGATGATTCCATAAATCAAATTGGCGAATCCGTATGGGTCCGCAACAGCTAATCCATTGGCTTCAATGAACCCGTTTACCTGTCCGAGAGCATCGTGGCCCGTGAGTTCTCTTGACGCAAGAGCATCCAGAAGATCGTAAATGTCCGTGAAGCGGGACTTATCACAGATGCCTTTTTTCATAACGTTCTTGCCGGTCACACCGAACTGGATTTGCTCGTCGTAAACATACCTGAACATTTTCCGGAGCTCAGGATACTTTTTGATGATCTCGATCTTCTCATTCACTGAGTTGGTCGTATTCGCTTCCTTGACGAATTTCTCCAGAAGCCTCAGATCTTCGTTCATATTGATCTCCTTATTTTCGAAGGGAACCTACGCGGCCTCGTCGGCCTTGGTGGATCTGGTGGGCCAATCTACGGACCGAGTGTCCTTATCCGTGGCAAGATACGTGACGACATCGAAGGCCGCCCAATCCCCGTTGTAGGGGTTGAAGAAGAACCACTCCTCGACGTACTGCTGCTGGCCTTTCTTGATGGTGGAGTGAATGAGGAGCCAGTCCGTTTCGATGTCGAACATGACCACATGGTAGTCAGCGTTCTTCTCAGCAAACTCGCCACTACGGATGGACTTGGTTTCCTTTTTCTGCCCGTCGAAGGCGTCGCGAAGGCTGTTCGCAATCTCGACGGGAAGCTTTCGGCGTTTCGCCTTGGCCCTAAGCATCTTGTTCATCTTGGCGTAGCCGCGCTTCGCCTTCTTGACGGCCTTTTCGTTTTTAGCCCCTTGAATTTCCATGGTCATCGCTATCTGCTCCTCAGTCGCTGTGGACCGAGGAATCCTCTGGCCTTTGGCGTCCTTTAGATAGTGCTGATAGACCTTTCCGCTCTTAGCTGTCTTTTTTACCATGAGCCACTGGGACTTGCTGGACGGGGGAGAAGAGGTTAGGGCAGGAGTATCCCCGCCTTCAACGACCGCTACCGCGTTTTTGGACTTGGCAAGCTGTTCCGGCGTGGCATTCTCGCGAAGAATCTTCTGGCCTTTTTCGTCTTTCAGGTAATGCTGGTAACTCGTACCATCTTTTCCTGTTTTGATCGCCATGAGATACGGGCTCGGTGCTCGTGCCATTTATGGCCTCCTCATTGTCTTACATATATAATATCCCTCTACCCCGTAAAGAGGCAAAAGAATTCCACGAAATGTATTTTGTTGTAGAATAAGGAGTTATATTTCACGCCACGATTGTGCCTGATACTCCATGGTTTTTATATCCCGAATGTCGCGAATGGCGGATAGCAGGTTATCTCTGGACAGGTAATCACCTTTTCCAGCGTCAATGCCATACAGGACATCTTCTACATCGACGCTATCCAATTCAATTTCATTGTCCTTAGCAAAATTGATTATCTCATTTACTGCCATCAACTGATTTACTGTCGCGAGCCTTTTACTTTTGGTTATTATTTTCGGGCGTGATGGATTCACTATTCCGAGGGCCCCAATCATAGCAGTACGAACTTGAGGGTCACCGAGTTTGTAGAACATTGGGGGTATCAAAGTGAACAATATTAAAGCGATAGTTCCCATCCATGCTTTAAACCATTCTAAGGTGGAAATAGGAATGCCGCCGATACACATTATCCAAATAGGGAAAGCGATAGCCATGAGTAGAATTTGGGGGGTCTTTTTAACTTTCATAGCGAAGCGTATATACAGGGGGTTGATAATTGCCAAAATAATAAATAATATCCATATTGTAATTGAAGGGGTGTCTTGGGGAACTGAGTTTCTCAAGAGGACAAAAGCCCCGACTATTTCAACGGGAATGAGCTTTGTCAAATTCTCAAGATACTTTGAGCTCTTCATAATTTTCGCCGAGATCATCATTCATCATCATTCTCCTCCTCATCCCAGTTCTCTTCTTCTGTTCCATCATCGGCATCAATATAGCCTTCGTCATCATCATCATCTACGATATGTGCCCGGGGGTTACGACGACCATTGGGGAGATAATACACATTGACAATTTGCTTCAATGCGTACTTGAAGTTGTCCAGTTTTTGTTCAATACTCGAAATGAAGTCATCGGAGTGTAATAGCGTTTGTAGAAGAGTTGGATTCTCCAAAAGCTCAATCATACTTTTCATATCGTCCAAATCAAAACTTTCATCAATAGCCCTGAGGCCAGAGTTACTCATAAAAAGTAATTCCATAATGAGAGCAGTTTCGGTAGAATGAACAGGGGGGGTTTCAAAGTCGCCGACATCACCAAGATCATCACTCATTATTATTCTCCTCAATGTCTTCACAATCTCTTACACGTTCTCTACCATCTTCATCCTCTTTAAGTTTGAACTTAGAAAAATCGAAATGCTCACCGGTACGCTCATTATAATCTTCAAGGATACTTTGAGCGATGATGCTATCGGGATTATCATAATCCCCTACGTCACCGAGGTCTTCAATGCTTTCGAAGAATCGAGTTAAATTCATGCGATCTTCCTTATAGAATGTACCCCCACAGGGTTAGATGTCATATTGCGCACATCATAATGAGATACATTATCCATGTATCTCATTATTTCCTCTTGCGTCATCTCATCAAAATCTTTCTCAGAAGGGCACAAGGCAAGCGTTAATAAATTAGTCTCATCACCAAACTTGTCTTTAATGAATTTTAGCCCTTCAAGTCCGCCTCGATCACCATCAAATAAGATGTGTAGCTTTTTGTCTTTGAGCACCCGGGTATGATAGGGACTAAGTTTCACCATTGAGGGACTGATTACATTATTATACCCTGCGCGCTTCAGCGCCAAAGCATCAAACACACCTTCAACCATAATCAGCTCATCGTATTTTTCAAAAGTCTCATAATTGAAAAGATACGACCATGAGAAAGGGTTATAAAACTTGAACATATTTTTAAGGCTATACTCATTCTTTTTGTAGTGAGTATTCCTGAATACCAGCCCTCGGCAAACGTGTTGCGAGTCAAAAGAAGGAATACAAAGCGCATGCCCATTACCATAAAAATGCTCTGCGGTTTTGACTTGATCAGATAGTGCGTCAGTTACTTGTTTGACGAGTGTCGGATTATACGTTTCCGCCAATTGATGGAAGAAAGTTCTTTTGCTGGTAAATGATTCTAACTCTTCGTTCCAAGCCCAATTATCTCCGAGTTGAAATTCTATGATCTGCTCATCAGTAACTCCGCGCTGATGCCAGAGGTTCCTCCCCTCTGAACTAATCATCCAATGTAAGTGATGCGCGATCTCTGTAAACATAGCATTGATTTCTTGTTGAGTGCTCTCGGGGTTTTTTGTTGGTTCTATTCCTACAAGTCCGGCAAGCAGATCTCTGAATTCAATATCGAAGATTTGATTGAGGTGAGATTGGAAGAGCTTAGGATCTGCTTTATACATTTCTTTGATGACGAGGTCTTCATCAGTGCCAATGTAGGTAAAGTAGATGAGGTCGTTTAGGATATTCATTGGGGTATCGCGTGCTGCTCCAGCTCCGCTTGGGCCTCACGCCTTATCTGAGCGACGATTTGTTTTGCGGCGTGGAGAGAACCCATGAGCTCTTCTTTTTCCTCATCATCAACATCTTTGAAAATATCGAAAGAATCAAATTGTTCTTCTCCATCGATATTGAGGGCGGCTGCCATTGCCTTCTGGGCGAGGTATACCAAAGTATCATTATCCATCAGTGCACCGATCGCATTGTTGTAATATGTATTCATAAAAAGGCTGAATACCTCGGCTCCGGCACCCTGGTACCCACCTTCATTCATGAGTTTATCAATATCTTCTTCCGTGATGGTTCCTTCGGGGCTTGGTGCGCAATCAGATCGACAAGGTCCGCCGATCCACCACATTTCAAAAGCGCCGGAGCCATGAGGTATTCCTGCGCGCTGGTCAGCGAATTCTCTGTAGTGTGTAGAAAAATACTTCCATGCATCGAAATAGGACGGTGCGCGTGAAAGAATTTTAGTATCTTCAAATACCTCTGGAGGAGGAAAATCCCCGACATCACCGAGATCTTCGAGAGGATCGGGAACTTCTTTTATATAACCAGACTCGGGGCTTACTTCATTAGCTTCATGCCAGCGTTTTCTCTTTTCCATTGTAGTCTCCTTGAATCGAATATCATATTCATTCATGCCTTCATAAAGAGCGCCTTCTTTTCCAGTAAAGCGAATAGCCCTCGCATCAATAAATTGACCTCGGTATTTCAGAGGCCATATAATTTTGTAGTTGGTAGAATTACTGCCGGCATAAGGATCAGGCTCATTCCAATCATTATAGCGTTCGCGAGCAACCTCTATTTCATCTCCAGCATAAAGGTCATCAAAGTATTCATCAAAGCCTTTTGCTATCACAGCATTGAGAGTGTCTGCTGGCACTGGGTAATCACCGACATCACCGGTATCATCCTCAATGGATTCTCTTATATACGAATCTATCGGCTCTTGCAGAAGCCCGAGTATCAAGTTAAATTCACTCCCATGATTTTCTGATGATGCCAGCACAGACAATAGTCGCTCAGGCTGAATCCCATAGTTATCCTTAAGATCATTTACCAATTCACGATATTTATCGTGTTCGGCTTTTCTATCATACACGCCGTTCTCATCTGTAAAACTGTTATCTCCTATGAGTTCTTCCCAGTGTCGCTCATAAAGCTCACAGATCTTATCGGAAGGATACTGGTATTCCTCGGGTTTTTCAAAGTTATCCGCATAGCCAAGTTCGTCTTCAATGCTTTCTGTTGTTCTTTTATATACCGTATGATACCTATCTCCGCCTCGAAGACTTTCAGGAATAGGAATTTCTTCGGCATCATCATCAGCAATAGAGCTATGACAGGGTATGTGAGTTCCGTCTGGGAATACTTTGCGGAACGAACGATAGGCGTATTCTCCATCATCACCGTTCCATCGGTTTCCATCGCGATTGATTTCTACCAGGAAAATATCCCCCGGGCTATAATACTTGCCGCGGCTTCTTTGAATAATTTTTACGGCTTGGAAATCCGGCGGCTCTTCGAATTCATCCATATTTCCAAGATCGTCTTCAACGCCCTCATCAAGAATTTCTAAATTATCTTCTGCTACTATATTCCCTTGGAATTCACGAGGGCCCACTACTTGATAGTAATGCTCATCAGTTTCAAAGTTGTCTTTTATAGGGTCACGATTTATACGAACAACTCTGTTTCTTTTATCGCCGACAAGAATTTTCGCCCAGAGCGTGTCAGGTGGTGGCGGGTAGTCACCGGTATCGCCGAGGTCATTTTCAACGTTTTCATTCAATATGGGTTCAAAGGTATCGCTCAGAATATGAATTCCTTTGTATCTCTCCGGTGAGACCACACGATAACAATATATCTCTGCATCCTTGATAAGCTTGACAGGGTTTCGATCAATCATTACTTCTTCACCTACTCTAATAGTGGTGCCGATGGGGAGTCTAATACAGACGCGCTGAGTATCAGAGGGCGTTTCAAATTCGGAGACGTCTCCCACATCCATTTCATTCACTTCGTGCCAACGTTTAGGTGCCATTACTAATTAGTCTACCAGTCCCAAAGGTTCTCAGTTCCTGAGGTTCTTCGGGTGTATATAATAATATTCTTATTTATAAAAATACTAAGAATTAGCAAATGCCCCCTAAGAGGAGAGAATGTGACTTTTGTTGAGCATACCAAGTTTCGCACTCTAAAAGTGTGGCGAGAATTTAGAAAATCAATCATAGAAGAGCGCGGGCCTTATTGTGAATTGTGTGGCGGGGAATACAGAGGAAAACGGATCAAACAACTCCAATTACATCACCTCGACCCCGCAAATTACGCTATTCTTGACCCTGCAAAGTTCAAATTGGTCTGTGGGTCAGATCACGACACAATCGAGCGAATTTCAAAAAAACTTCGAGGAAAAAATGGCGTCAAAAACAAAGAGAAATGGTTAGCCCTGCTGGAGGGTTTTTTGCCCATTAGTTGAGTATATTATTGAAGGGAGATGCTATGCATGCGAACTACACCTGTCCTAATTGTAATGCTATAAAAGAAGCCTCATTTTCTATAAAAGATGGCCCTCCTGAAGAAGTGTTCTGTGATAGCTGCGGGCAAATAATGCAGCGCAATTGGGAAACGTCAATTCATATACCTGAGGATTTTTCTGATGATCTCACCACTACTATAAGCCAGCGCATGGCGCACGGAAATATGCCCACGGGCCGTAGGAAAATAGCGTTTTGATTGCGTTGTTACTAATTAGAATAAGAAGGTAGGGATAATGGCTAATAAGTTGCGCGAAGCAGGAACAGTTACTACTTATCTCAGCAACCAGACCCCCCAATCGGCTGTCGCGCGCGCAGGTCTATTCGGCAGGCTCACTTCTTTATTCGGCTGGCGCGCATCCTCTGCTACACAAAATTCCTCGACTAAACTCGGCAAGAAAACCGGTCTTCAATTTGTTCGCGTCGATCCTAATAATAAATCAATGCGTGAGCTCGATGCTAAGCTCGGCTCTATATTTCAGAATGTCCCTCTCTCAGATCGACTTGAAAAGCTCTTTGAAGCGTGGTTACGAGATAGCACGAATGGTTACGATGACCTTCGAGATCGCCAGAAACGCATAGGCGAACTTATGTTTATGTATTACAATGACTCGTTTGTCAGTCGCGTAGTTCAGCTCGTAGCAGATGAAGCAACGCAACTCGATGTCCAAGATCGTATTCTTTCCGTAGAGAGTCCTGACCCGCGCATGGCTGAACGCATCTATCAATTATTTGATATGTGGGGGGTTAGCCAACAACGCATTCATGGCGTATGTTTTGATCTTGAGTTGCTTGGTGAAGCCTTTTGGGCTAATAAAGTAACAGCAAACGGTGTTGAAAAAATCATTCCGCTTCAGGTAGGGCAAGTTCTTGAACGCCTTGAATTCAATCCGACAAAAGTAGCCGAAGAAATCCGTGCTCGACAGGGCTCTATCATGACGATGATCAATCGTGATGCTAAGCTTCAGATGCTCCTTCAATCATTCGAACAAATGCATTTGTCCGAAGATTTCGCGGAGATGTTTGAGACGAAATTATTCGGCTACGTTATTGATAACGAGACCGTTGTTCCTCCGTGGACAATTTCTCATTTCCGTCTAAGCGCTGATCATTCTGAGTTCTACCCGTATGGCAGGCCTCACCTGCTCGCCGCCTTAGCCCCCTTCAAGCAAGCCGCATCAACTATGACATTACAATCCTTGGCGCGTATCATGTCCTTCCCCGTGACGCTTTACAAGGTAAAAACAGCGCCTGGGATGGATACTGCGCAAGTATGGGACCACGTCAATAGCGTAAGGGAGCAGTATGATAATATTGGCGTCAATCCTGTTGCTGGTCAGTCTGAAGTTTACTCTGTTAATACTAAGATTTGGGTTCCTGATGGGCTGCTTGAAATAGATGTCAAGGAATCTAAAACCGAAGTTGATTTTATCGGCGATCTTGAAATGTATATCGATCGAATAGCGACGGCTGCCGGAGTTCCTAAGTCGTATCTCGTTCCTGATTGGGGTAGTGCGTTCGGGACTTCAGCTGTCTCTCTTGTTGAGCAGTTCAAGCCCTTTGCCCGACACGTCTATACTATTCAAGCATCATTCCTTGAAGGTCTTGCCGACTTGATTAGGCTTCATTTTGTTATCACGGGCGAGTTCGATTATACTACGCCGTTTACCCTATCAATGAGATTCCCCGCTGAAGAGATGGGCTCAGATAAACTTGACGCTCGCAAGGGTTCTATGGAACTCGCTAAAGACGTTATGGACCTTATTACCACCGCGATGGGTGTTGGTGAAGATGAGCCTCTTCCTCCTGATGTCGTGAAAGATGTCATGGCTAAATACACCTTCCTTGATCCTACCGATGTTCTCAAGTGGACCAAGCAAGTCGGAGACCAAGTTCTTATTTCTAAGGCTAAAAATGCTGGCAAGGACGATGAGGAAGGTGGTGGTGGCGGTGGTGGTGGTGGTGGTGGCGGGGGAGCCGGCGGCGGAGGTGGAGATGATCTTGACGCAATGTTAGGCTCCGAAGGGGGAGAAGACATTGGTGGAGCGGAAGAAGCTCCGGCGGAAGAAAGCGCTCGTCGAAGATTCATCGCTCTCAAGCGTATTCGCGAGGTCCGTATGAAGGAGCTTCGCAGTCGCTATCGAGAAATTAAGGACGATCTTTATTTTAGCGTCTTGGTGAAAAATCAACTCACCGAGTTCCAACGAGGCAAGCGCCACGTGATGATGTCCCGCATCAATGATTCTAATAAGCCTATTTTCGAAATGCTTAATAAGTATTACAGAGATACGAAAGCCGGAAAAAACCCGTTCGCAAAGGGCAAGACTCTCCATGAGACCCTTGAAGATATGAAGATCACAGACCGTCTTACCGAAGAGCAGAAAGGCTCAGATATGGATTTTGGAAAAATCAAAGAAGATATGTCTCACGAAAGGCCCCATATTCAAGAAGACTTTGGAGTGCCGGAGCCTAACACGGAATCGTGGGTGGAAAGGATAGATGAAAGCCTATCCGATGGGGTGACAGATGTAGAGGCGCTTCTTAACGGAAAGAAGACTGAAGAACCTCAGGACTAATTAGGTAGACGAGGAGTATTCAATGGCCGGCGCAAACGCAATAAAAACAAGTGATGCTACTATACAATGGGGAAATGTTGCAGGTGGGATTTTCACCTCTAATCTCAATTTACTTATCTCTGCTTCTGCCGTAGCGGATACTATTACTATAGGAGGGCCGTCGTGCGCCGGAGTTACCATAATAGGACCAATCACCGGAGCCCTTTTAGGCAACGCTACTACCTCTTCTTCCTGCACAGGAAATGCATTAACTTCCTCTTCTTGTACGGGGAACTCGGCGACAACCTCGTCCGCCAGTACTCTTTCTAATATCCCTATTGCCGTGGTTGGCACCGGATCCACGTGGCCTGTTGTTCCTAGAGTGAATAGCGATGGGGCCATGGAGATAGGATCTTATTTAGATTTTCATGGCGTAACGAGTGACCCGAATAATTATTCTCTTAGACTAACGGGGTCTGTAGGTGGCCTATCTTGCTCCGGCACTTTCACAGCAACAGCAGTGTACAATGCGAATTGGAATGATATTGCCGATTTTCTTGAGGTCGAGCCGGAAGTACAGATAGAATTTGGCAAAACCTATGTTTATAATAGTGGTAAGCATAGAAAGGCCGAAAAATACTGCGAGGTAGGCATCCTGGGGATCGCGTCTGACACTTTTGGTTTTGGTGTAGGTAAAAAAGAAGACTCGGTTAATCAATTGCCTCTTGCGATCGCAGGCATAGTGCTTGCGCATGTGGATAAAGTGTACGATTCCGGCACTCCGCTAACATGCACTGGTGGAGGCTCACTCACTAAAATGAATTTCTGGTCTCGAGTATTTTACCCAGAAAGAATGGTGGCAACCTTTTATAGACAAGAATTAAAAGGCACATGGAATGGCGTCATAGTAAATAATCGCGACTGGGTAAAAATAATATAAGCTGGTATCAGCCTCTAACCAATTAGCGGGAGAAAGTCAACTACCTCGAAACTAAAGATTTCGAGGCTTGAAGAAACGACCTTTTGAGTCTTCCTTCGTTTGGGCTATTGACTGAACCCTGCTTTCTAAGTTTGTAGCTTCCGTCATATGCCGGAAAAAACGAAGAAAGGTGTTTGTCGTATCTTAGAGCTATATTATTTGCGGCGTTGCCGTCTGCATCTAATACAACTCCATCGACTGCTTGATACCTGCATCCCTTTCTAATTCCTTTTCCAAGATTACGATAGTCATCTTGGGAGGTATAGGCTGGGTTAACTGTTTCTACTCTCTTCTTGAGATGTAGTGCCTTGTAGGTTAGTATCATTTTGAGAAGATAGAATGGAATCTGTCCCATTCTGTTATTGTGTCTACTATTCTTAATATCTGTATTCTTAAAGTTTTTTGTATTCTGTTTGATTTTTGTTAGATCCTCTAACACGATAATTGTCTTATCTGTTTTAAGGATTTCATTTGCTACATGATGAGTATAATTTTTAGAAAAATTAGCCTCATGTTTCTTTTCTTTCTTGAGATGCTTCTTGCTTGATTTAGTATTTTTTGATTGAAGCATTCGCTTATTATATCTGATTCGTCTTTTATGTTTCAAGAATTCTTTTCCTGAAATCATAAGACCATCGGACGTAACAACTAATCTCCGACAACCTAAGTCAACTCCAAGGATTGTTTCTTGAGTTTTTGGAACTTCAAAAGAAGGAACATCAAAAGTTACTGCAAGGAACAATTTTCTATCTCGTTCAAAGATGAGAGGGTCTTTGAAAGAGGTTGTTTCAAATAAGTCTTGAACTTTAGGAAAGAGTTTGAGCTTGACAGAGATTCGATGATTCGGAATTGAAGAAATCAAAGAGATTGATTCTTTTGAGAACCTTGAATAGATTGTCTTGTCTAATCTCATACAAAGATTCTTTTTAAGTATCGGTTGCTCGAGAGGTTTTTGAAGCTTTCTTCTAACAAGAGTTTGAATAGTTCGATATGATGCTATTATTGCTTGTTCAGATTTGATAATCATTTGAGAAGAACGGGTTGGATATTTTTCACGGAGCTTGTAGTAATGTCTATCATGTACTAATTTAAGAGATAAGGGAGTTTTTTCATTGAAAGTGACTTCTGAGATTTCGTTAAAGATATCTTGTTCTACTTTCAAGAAGTCTAACCAATCTTGATGATCTTGAGGAGATGGAAATGTTAGTTCAACATTATATGTTTTCATTGCTATGTATAATTAGTGTCACTAATTAAAATAGGTTAGATCTTAGAATTTTACCTGGAAACTGAAGATTTCCAGGTTTCGGGGGAAATATGAAAAGGTGTAAACCAAAAGACCTACCAGCTGGTAGGTCTTTAGAGCTAAAGCCCGAATTTGATGAGGTACGAGGGGTTGATAAACTTAAATGAGATCGATGGGTTATCCTTAGCCCTGAGCACGATACCCTCTCGAGG